CGCTTGAACATTGAATAATATTCACCTAAACTAAATTGACCTCTAGACAATTTAGTTGTTAAATGATCAGTAGCATCAGCAAGTTTTACTTGCTCTACTTGAAATCTTTTAGTAGACTCAGCAGCCTTAAGAAAATCCTGTTCATAACTTTTTAATTGTGAACTTAATTGTGTATTGAAACCTTTACCAATTTGCTGATTTTGCAAACTAGTCATAGCAGTTTTAAGTTTTGTTATCTCTGCAAAAACTGGTGAAAAGTTTGCGGTACCAACTATGTTAAGGTTAATGTTTTGGGTCATCAGGTTTCATTTACCTCTATGTAACCAAGTCCAAATCCGATACCGAATCCTTCCTGAGCCGCAGCGAGTCCCTTCAAATCTGTAATGTCTTCTACTATTTCTTCTTCGTCAAGATCGATACCTTGGATAGCAGCAGCGAACTTCCGATCCCGACTTTCCTTTTCTCTTATTGCGTTAACAGTTACAATTAATTCTTCGACACATAGATTTGATTCTAATTCATCATAATTTAACCATTTACCCAATAGGAAAACCTCGCTTTCTAATGCAACAAGATCTAGTTCATCCCAAGAAGATCTGTTGCTGTTACTGGGTTTGGGTCATTCATCTTTAGCCCTCCGGCAACTTCAAGAATCTTCATAAGGGTGGGAACTTCAATAATGTCTTCAAACAAATCTTTGTCCTGAGATAATTCAGGGCTGAACTGTGCCATGCAAACCATACCGGCCTCTACGAAAATTTCCATAGCCTGTTCTTCTGTTGTAATGTCTGCATCATCTAATTTTTTAACAACTTCTGTAAATTTCTTTAAATTCTTAATTGTGAGTGGTTTAATTGAAATATCTTGACCGTTAGAAAGTTGAATATCTACAACTTCATAAACTGTATTAGCCATTTTTTTCCTCCATTTTTTCTATTTGATTATATCAACAATTATACATAAAACATAAATACCCCGCCGAAACGAGGTATTTATGCATAACTTTATTAAATTATATTTTAGGCACCATAAATACGGTCAAGAATGATTCCGTATTCAGAGCCATTGGTCTTACCACCGCCGGTATCTGCGTAACCTGTACCGTCTTCTGGAAGACAGCGGAAGGATACTGGGAAAACGGTTACACCATCACGCTTAAGTGAGTGGGTAACTGTTTCAGTCTGAACTGCACGACGTGCAACATAAACTCTTTCCTTCTTGATAGAAGCAGCAGAGTTGAATGTTGAACCTGCTGTCTGAGCAGCAGATGATGATACTGGTTGTGCTAGGGTTTCACCTTGGAAACCGGGAGCAACACCAACAAAGACGAGAGATCTTTCTGTTGGAGCATCACCAATTGCACCTGCCTGAATGTTAAGATGCTGGAAAGAACCTGAAGACTGCTTAATATCCTGTAGAATATCAGCAGTAGAACCTGAAGAGTTAATGAACTGTTCGTTCTGACCGAAAACAACGTGAATGTTTTCTAGTGTACCTTCATCAAATTCCGTACGCATTGTAACCTTAACTGCCTGCTTGAATAGACGGGCTGCATCAAGCAACTGGTCAACCATAACATCTGAGTAACTTGGTTCGTATGAGATTTCTACACCATTGCTAGTGTAACCAATATCACGCCAGAAACCTGAAGCGGTACCTCCAAGGAACACGTTTACACTGTTACCTGAAGCAGAAGCCACGTTTGTGCCTACACCGTCAGCGAGAGTATATGGAAAGTTTGTTGATGTTAGTGCTGGACGGTACTGACCTGCACCTGCAGAAATCCATACACGGGCTGCACCAACAAGAATATTTTTTGCGTTAGCCATTTTTTATTTCACCTACCTTTTGCCAAAGATTGGCATTTCACTTCCTCATATTAATGATAACACATTTAGGACTAGAAGCGTCCAGTAGAATTTGTTATTCTACTATAACAAAAAAGTACATCTATGTAACCTGTCTTAATGCCGCCTTCATATTCTGACGGAATTGGAGATTTAATGCTTTGAATTGCTGAATAATGATATAAATAATTGCTAGAAGAAATATTAAATGTTTTTATGTCTTTTGCAGAATCATCATATCTTCTAAAAATATCTGTCATAAAATTAACAATCGCTGCTGCTTCATCATAACGTGGAGAATAAACCATAAAATTAATTAATTCATGGGAAATCCACCATTGAGTATCAGTTGGTAATGTTTCGCATTGATAAACAATATATGTTTGACCACTAAGTAGATTATTGAATTCTGGAACTTGTTGCTCTGGAATAATTGGAATTATTGCTGTATCGAAGCCGTCTGCGTAATAATTAGATTCTTTTAATAAACCCGCTTTTTTTAATTGATCCCATAAATATAATCTAATTTCATTTACCGCTAAAGAATAATAATCTGTCATTATAATGTGTCAATCCCTAGTGAATATTTTTCTGAAGTTAATTTAATAGAATTAATGACTTCAGTTTTAGTAGAATCTGAACGGTTGAGAACAGTTGCTACACAATTTTCTATTTCTTTTATAATCCTTGAATTATTTATAACACTTTCAGATCTAGTTTTATACCAAATTTCTGAAAAATTCTTTAAAGCATTTGTTGTTGCATGACCACCGGGATATAAAACATGTATTACTATACCTTTCGGTACAAAAACTAGGCCATTTGTTTTATTTAAAAAAACAATAGTATTTTTAGTTGTAATATTAACTGCTTTATTGCTTTCCATTATTTCCATTTTATTTCTAAATACATGATTAGAGTTCACAGATTTTCCAGTAGAACCCGGTTGTAAAAGTTTTGAATTAATAGGCACAGGTTTGTTTGATTTTATTGGAACAAAGTTTATCTTTAAGTTACCATATTGCACATTCGTTCTTTTTATAAGAAACAATTTTTGGGATGGGTTTCCAATTTCATTCCACTCGTATAGATGATGATATTTTTTAGGTTCAGTTTTTGCCACCAAGGAAAGATCTCTGATAAAAGCCTTAGATGTAATAGTAAAAACGGCTTTACCAATTTCAGTTAAAGCCATTGGTGAAACGGTTGCTTCTGCTTGTTTTGCTTTATTACTAATTTTTTCAACAATGTTATTTATATCTGATTGATTAATTGAAACTTGTATCATTATCTTGTACCTGAACTCTTCTCAGAAGTCCTTCGTAAAAATTTATTTTACCCAGTGGATCAAGTACCGCGTGAAGAGAAATTACTTCAAATATCATGGCTGGATTATCATACTTATCAACTTCTGCATAAACAATTTGACCATCTGAAGATTTTATAGTTGTTATACGATTTCTTTTACTTAATGGTATAGCACATTTTATTTTTAATTCTAAATTTTCAAAATACATATTTTGATTATTTGTTTGAAAAGTTTTTGATTCACCATGACTGCTTGTTGTACTTTTTAATGGTTCAATTTTACAATCAATTGTTTTGTCATAAACCCATTTTCTAGTAATGGCTCCGCTTGTACTTTGTGAATTTTGTTGACTATATATATCTACAGTCATATTCATGATGCTTCCGATATATGAATTAATCATTAAATGATTGTCATCCCAACATTTCTATATGTGTCAAGGATGTTATCTACGATGAGGTTACCTGTTCCATTAAACGCCCCACCCGCCATTTTAAATGAAGTATCACTCATAGACACTTCACTTAAATATTTTATCCTCCAAGCAGCGTCATTTGCCATCAAATCGCCTACAAGAAGGGTGGCGCAAAGTTTAATGTCGATAGGTACATAGTCCCAACCGATAGTTCCAAAAACCTTATATCTTGTAGAACTTCTAAATCTTCCATAATTTAAAATAGTTGGGTCAACTTGATTGTCATACCGAACATCCCAACCAGCATTAACAATTCTAATTGATTTACCAGTCGGTGTTAATTCAATTGGAAATCCAAAATAATTTACTGAAGGGCTTACAGTTGTGTCATAAACTAATACGCCATTTTCATATACTTGATCAACCGAAATCATTCTTTCAGTCAACCACAGGGCATCCGAACCAGTCCCAAACTGTTCCTGAAAACCGTATCTTCTACCAAAAGTCTGACCAACATAACCATGAATTAAAGTTCTAGCAAGTTTTTCTAACTGTTGAAGAGTTTCTACAGGTTTGTAATTTAAATCATGCGGCTGTGTTCCTAGATTATAATAATCAATTAAATCTGATGTTGTAGTGTATGGGGTTATAATTTCATGATAAGTTGATTGAAGTGTTGCTACCCCACCCAATGTATAAGAGTAGTCTGTCCTTATAACTCTATTTAAATATGTTACTGTTGGTGTTATTAGATAAGAATATGTTCCTAAAGAATCTGTGATAGAAGCAGTTCCCGTTGCAATAGGTGATGTGCTTGCATTAACGCTTGACACATCATATACCGAAACGGAAACGCTTCCATCAGCAGCAGTTTCAACACCATTTTTAAAAATAGTAAATTGCAGCGTTTGAGTAGATCCATTATGAATCTCTTGCAATTAAATTACCTCCATTTAGGAATAAAAATCCTGAACCTCTCTAGGAGTGGCTGG